AAGGAGTTAAGAGAGCAACTGTGGTAGCAATGCCAACACCACTAGTGTCCCTCTTGGCAAATAGATGCCCATCGTTAGTGTTAAGAGCTAACTCGCCTAGCTCGATATTATCTAATCCAGGTCTCTTTCCAGGAACAGAGGACCTAAGAATCTTAACTTTTGGGTTTGCCATTGTATGGAACTGGTGGTATTTACCTAAATGCTGATATATATCAGACTTTTTCTTCTTATATAAGAAGAATCAATAATATTTAGGTGAAAATGCCAACGTCCAAAGCGCCGTCCTGAACTCCATCGGAGAGGTCCACAACGTAGAATGGTGTCTCGAAGGTATAATCTGTTCCATTGAAGATGAGTACATCGTTTGTTGTTGCCGTTCCAACGACATCTGAGAGGTCTGTAAGAACGGTAACTGTAGAGATGCCAGCAGAGGACTTGGATGTTGCGATGAATTGACCAGTAGATGCATTAAACTCAAGCACAGCACCATCATCGATGGCAGTTGTTGAGAGTCCAGCAACGTCTGCCAATGGACCAAGAGATGCAATACCACCAGCATCTGCACCTTCCCATTTACCAGTGCTAGAGTTGTACTTAAGGAACTTGTTGTCTACCTTGGTACTGTCGCGGTCAACATCATCAAGATACTCAAGTCTGACTTCACCACCACCACCTTGAGCAGCAGCAGATTGAATAGACTGATACACCATCTTGCGTAGTTGATTAATCTCACGCTTCATTGCGTTAATCTCACTATCTTCCTCAGTAAGTTTCTCTTCCTCAGGGATAAGTTTCTCTAGAATCTCAGCTGCTTTGCTGACAGACTCATTAACTACAACTTCTTCCTCTTCATTTTCTTTCTCACGTTCCTCTGCTACCTCAAGCATCTCCTCGTGAGTCATCTCCTCAACAACTTCTTCCTCAATTGCCTCTGTATAATTTATAGTATCTGGTTCAATGATTGGTGCTTCTTTTACTTCAATCTCTGAGAATAACCAACTCTCAAATGCTTTTGCCTCTTTGATTTCTTTCTCCTTCTTTTCCTTTGCTTGCTTTTTGATATTAGCAAACTCTGTAAAGAGACTCTCTACATCAGTAACTACTTCAGGTTCTTTAATTTCTTTTTTCTTTGCTTCTTTCTTTTTCTTTTCTTCTATCTTTTTTTTATCCTTCTGTGATACCTTATCCAACTCGGATAACATTCCACCAAGATCTCCTACAAGAGAGTCAAACTCATCTTGCTTCTTTTTTCTCTCGTCTCCAATCAGAGAAAAGAATTCGCCTAAGTTTGGGAGTTCATTACTTGGCATCGTCTTGCTTAAAACCTTGTTTGATTAACTTTTGAAGGTCTGCTGTAGAACCAACAAATAGCGCATTATTTACAGTTGTAGGTCCCTTGACATCCTCCTCTTTTTCCAAGTCCTTCACTTTTTTCTGAAGATCCATCAGTTTATCTGTAGCATCAGATACATTTTTAATCAACTGACCAGCAACTTCATACGCTCTTGGCATCTCACTCTCTTGAGCAAGTTCTAAAATACTATTTATCGCCTCTTGACCTTTTTCAATAATGGAATATAGATTACCTCTAGTGTAGTCATAGTCCTTTTTAATGTCGTCTTTGTTTGATTTTAGTTTAGCAATCTCTCGCTTCATATCTGAGGGCGAAACAATTTCACTCTCAACATCAAAGGCGTCATTTAAATCATCGTATTTGCTTGAAGTCATCAGATTGGGTTAACGTCAGTATTTAATGTAGGACTGAACTCTTTAAAATCTTGGAAGAATGAAGTAGATTCGTTGAATCCAAAATCGTCTCCAATGTCAATGAGAGCATCATCAGCAGCAGTAATCAACTTAACAGCAGAACCTCTAACGTGTTGATCTGCTGTACTGCTATCCTGACCACGTTTAACAGTCAGTTTATTACCAGTGATTTTTTCAACATACATCTCTTCACTATTTACATAAATGTAAGTCTGAGCAGCAATTGCTGACGCACTGTCAACCGTAATATATCTCTCATCAGCAGTAATGTCCTCAGAAAGGGTGGTTACTACATCATCATTGTAATCCTTGATTGCTCTTGGAGTTACAGTATATCTCATCTCACGTTTTGGTCTATCAATACCAGTCATAACATCCACAGTAGCCTTCTTAATAATCTTGCTATCCTGGACAGGACCAAACAGATGTGTCTTGGCAGTAAACACGAGAGTATATACTATGGCAGTTCTTGTAGAGTAATCCCCCTCATACTGGTCATCCATTGAGATGTTTTCCAGTTGAATTGGGATATCTTTTTTCTCATTAATCTCAGCAATCATAGTGATTGTAAGATTATATGATGGTTGGAAGTATGGAAGAATTTGCTCAATAATTTGAAGAGCATCCTCATTAGTCTTTGAGAGGATTGACAATTCAAATCTCATATTATATGGCACAGGCATATAAGTTTTTTTCTGAGTCTTAGAATTACTAGAATCCTTACTAATAAAGGTCTTAGTTGCTGTAGTTTTGCGAGTTGGGTCGTAAGTCAAACCATTAAACTCAAATGACATTCTTGGCAACGTCATTTGGACAGGTTTATTCAAGTCGGGGACTTGCTCAAGTCTCGCTAAAAACTTTTGAGTTGGTCCATATGCAAGAGGAACTTTCAGAGCACTGACAGTATTGTCATTGTTATCTGTCTTCTTAATAATTATATTATTGAATAGAGTTCCAAAACCAATTACAGTTTTGCGGAGTAACTCGTGATAAAAATATTCAAACATACTTAGACACTACTATATTTTTTATTTATGGTTCTCCGAAAGGATTCCTTCTAGTAAAGTCTAGAAGACCATCTGCTTCGGATTCGATAATGATATTTTCTGCAAATGGATCAATAGGATTCATTTGGTCATCTTGTACACTTCTATATGAGTAGACGGCACCAGATTCAGAACCTCTGATTGCTTCACCTGGAGTAAAGCTGCCAGTAATGATACTGACCTCAAGAGTCTTATCAGTCCCGTTCCATCTCTTGACTCTAGCAGTATTGCCAGACTGATCTCCAGTAATAACCTCATTATATTTGTAGTTGCCTCTCCCAAGAGTTGTTGGTGCTGCGACTGTGATGCCTGGAACCTCAGTGTATCCCGCGCCAGCATTAGTAATATAAACTGCAGAGATGAAGTCATCCGTAAGCAGAGCATAACCTGCTGCTGTGGTTCCTCCTCCTGGTGCTCCAGAGAATGCAATACCTGGAGCAGTTGTATATCCTGAACCACCACTAGTGACAGTAATAATACCAATAGTACCAACAGTTCCAATACCAGTTGTTGCAATCGCTCCAGAACCGGTTGTACTAATAAAGGAGATACCTGGTGCTGTTGTATAACCTCTACCAGGATTGAGAATTGCTACTTCACTAATACCAAATCCAGCATTTGTAAATGATATAACACTAGCATTTGTTCCACCAGATGGTGCTGATGAGATTGCTACTGTTGGTGTTGACTCCACATAGTTAAATCCATCATCGATCAATGTGACAAACTGGAAACCTCCATTGCCAATGGTTGTTTCAGCAGCTGCTGTGGAACCAATGCCAACCAAATTGAGGACTTGAATGTATCCTGCTCTCTCAATATTATCATCAATTTGCTCAACATTTGTATCAATGACCTCATCCTCATAACGGAAGAGTTCACATCTCAACTCATAAACATAAGTCTTTTGGAGTTGATAAAATGGTTGCTCGTGCTCTACAAACTTAATCTCAAAAAGTCTATCTCCCAGTGGGAAGTAAATCAAGTCTCCCTCTTTGGGACGAGTTGCAAGTTTTACGTTTGGAATGCTTTTTGATAATGGTGTAATATAATTTTCAAATCTTTCTCTAGAAATAATAAGAGTCAAATCATCAATTGGAGTTACTCCAAATTTTGATAAGATAGTTCCTTGCCCCTCAAATCCATCATATGTATTGACATATGCTTCAATGGGATATGCGTCCTTAAAGTCTGATTGAATGACTTCCTTAATGACAGTATTAGTCGTCATATATCTTCTAGGAAGATAATAAACTTCAACCCCGTACATACGGAGTTGTTCATTAATTAAACTCTGGACTAAATTTTGCTCAGAACCGGTTCCCTGAGTGAAAAATGGATTAAGCATATCATCCAATCAGATCTAATGGGGGCATCTCATAATAAGTCATACTCTTCGTCATCAGGTCATCAATCTCTCTCTGACCGTCATCATAAATTTGTCTTCCATTGAGTTCAACACCACCTGGAAGTCTCACACCATTAAATTTGATGAGGTTCATACCCCATTGCTTCTTAGCAAGAGCAGTTGCATATTTTTTAAGGAATGAGTCATTCCAAACCTGAGGCGCATCAGAAGGATTTAGAATCCTCCAACAATCAATAACCAAATACTCCCCTACCGAGAGATCACTAAAATTGATATCAAGATAAAGACGATCTTGCCTTTTATTGTATCTGATCTGCTTGCGAGTCCTTAATAAGTAGTTGAGAGTCTCTGTATATGATTTAGACATATAGTATGACAAAATATCTTGAGATCCCCAACCAGACATACTGTTTAGATATCCACCCAGCATTCCTCCCATACCATTCATACCACCACCAATAAAACCATTAGTGGTCAACTCATCAAATGCAAATATTTTATTTACCCCAATAACTGAGTCTGGTATTTGCAAATAGTTGGCATTTTCTTCGTAAGCAAATGATACAGCAGTACCAACAATCGTTGAGGTTGTGGTTTCTCTACCATATCCCTCGGTTGTACCATTAGGTGCTTTGCCCCTATCAATATCTGCCTGAGATACCTTATACTTCAGATAAGTTTGAATGACACCATCGTAGTGTCGCTCATGAAAATATTGTACGGCATCGTCAATGATGTCCTCGAACTGATCATCAGATACGTTGACTTCCAAAACTGGCGCTCCCAGTTTTCTCTTAACGTATCCTATGAGTTCTCCTCTTGTTCCTGGTTGCGCCATTGAATAATTCCTTATTCTTCTAGGTCTATTTATCAGACTATAACTACACCACCTTGTGCTAATCTTACGGTTTGAAGATCTGAGTCCTCATCAGCAGATGCTTTAGACTCAAGTGTAAGCACAACATCATAAAAATATCTACCTCTTTTGATAACATCTGTCTGAATATCTGTCAAAGATAGTTTGACAACTCCGTTAGTTGCATCAGAAAATGTAGCAGTAAATGTTGCAGCAAATGATACTGACTCTGGAAACTGTTTGATTTTTGACGTTATAATGTGAGATGAAAATCCACTAAAATCAATCGGAAGATTAGATTCTGTCTCTCTGATAGTAAAGAGTTGTTGATAGTCAACACCCTTTGGTATCACTAGACTTTCGGTAATTGTTTCATTATCGATTAATTGTATTAATGCCATTAGATTATCCCCGTAAATGGTTCTACCCAGTCTTCAGCAGCGTTAGACTCTGTTGTAATCGCAACATTTGCAGTAGTACAAGATGCTATGAATCTATCATAAGATGCTTGTACAGTTGCTAGAGTCATACTTCCAGACTGATCAATAAAGAGAGCAACTTCGGTATCTGTACCAGTTACCAATCCAACTAATCCAAACCAGTCGGATGATTCAGTAGTGATGCCAGCGTCTCTCTTAACCCCCTTTACTTGAGGTGATGTTCCAAATCCACTATCATAGTTTGATGGAATATTTAGGAGATTATCAATACCTGTTGATACAATACCAGAGGTAGTTGGTTGGAGGAGATAATGTATTCTGTTGGGCCAATTTGATCTAAAATTTGCCCACTTATCATAAAACTGTGCTGTTGTAAAATTGCTTGCCTCATCAATAATAGCAATACACTTTATCTCTGGACTAGTCTCTGCTTGTGAGATGCCAACATTGATGTTAATATCACCATCCATTATTCTTCTTTTATATCCTGTCGTTCCCTCAGTTGCTACAACCTCATAGGTGTATCTGGGACTGTTCTTATCAAGATACGTTGTAATACCTGAGTTTATCAGTACTGTTACGATACCTGCCGAAGAGTTTGAGGTATCAAATCCAACCGTTACAATATCCTCTGCGGTTGAAGATGCATATCCAGCATACTTTTTAATAGAACCTGAAAAACCATATCCACTTACGTCAAAAGTGGTGTCACCAGAACCTACTAACTTTATACCGTAAATGGTATCAGCATATTGATCGACTTTTAGATTTACCCTTTGAGATGATCCAATTCTATCAAAGGGTACGTGCATTAATCCCATTTTTACCCCAGTTTTTCTATGAAGGATTTAAGGAGATCCTTTATCTCGCCCACGTCACTCTTAAGACCATCAATCTCACTTTCTAGGTTACTCACCCTATCAGTTTCTTTTTCTCTTTGTCTTTTTAGACGCATATAGTTCTCATATTCATATTTAGATTCATTCACAATAGCATTACTCCCCTGATCTCTCAGGAGAGCATGACTATCTTTAACCTTGATATAATCTCTCATCACGCTAGAGCAATTGCTCTCATAGTCTTGATCTTAGGCACGTATGCCTGATTTGTTGATGTCATTACAATCTTGATTCTAAAGTATTTAAACTCTGCAAGATCGTTCGCGGTAAACTCATAATTTGAGTAACTATCAGAATCAGAGAGTGGTTGAAGAACATAGTTCTTATCAACCGCAACATCAGATGTTCCATCATTATTTTCTAGATTGATCACCCGACCATTTTGATCAAGATTTGTATATCCTGGGAATGGTGTAAAGATTGGATCCGCAACATCCTCATTTGAGATTGAGTAGAATACTCTCAGATCAGAGTAATTGTTAACGTGTGCGTTCAGATAAACCTTAACCGCACTTGCTGGATTCTTCAAACTAATTGACTTAGTTACATACTGGAAGTCTGATGGATCCTCAAACATGCTGTCAACTCTAGGATCTGCTGCATAATCTGTGACCACACTGTTAATACGATTAGATGTTGTAATCATATTGACTCTAGTAGTATCGATAACAGGTGAGAGTCTTGAGTTATCTGATGTCATATTCATCAGTAAAGTCATAGACTTGTTACCTGGCAGAGTGGTTAAGATCTCTTTTTCATTGATCTTAGATGCGATAAGTCTAGGATCTGGAAGATAGTTCGTTGCATTAAGTACAATGGATTCAAATCCTTTGTCAACAAATGATGCCTCATTTCCACTGATGCTAGTTCCACTAACGGTTCTGATTGACGCATCGAGAGATGTTTGATTTGGTACAAACAGATTGACGTTTGGCGTAATTGCTTCGTATGGGATATTCTGAGTTACGGTGACGTTGTTACCACCCTCAGTCTTAGTTTCATTGAAATAGAGTGGGATGTAAGTGTTGTTTCCTACACCTCTATTAACACCAACGGTTGTATCTGACATATCAATAACAATGTCATAAGAGTTAAGTGTGATAGAACCAGATTTGGGATTATGAGTTCTGTTAACTCTTCTCAGTGATACTCCATTTAACTCATACTTGTAGATTATGTCTCCACTAGCAATTGCCTTAGGCATAGATCCGTCAATTGCTCTGGTAATAGAGACGAGTTGACTGTTCGCTACACCTTCATACTTGATAATTTCTTCATTAATTGAGATATATCCAGGGTTAGCAGCAGATATTGCAACACCTTCAAAGTTTTCATATACAGTAACGTCATCAAGTGTAATTGGACCATCATATGCCTTGTTATATCCAGTGGTTGCCTTCGATGGTACTACATCTGACAAGACTCCATTGATACTTACGAAGTTTGTTGGTGTGTGCATACCGTGGTTCTTATGATTGACTGTAAACTCAAGACCATCAGTTACAACATCAATTGGTTCACTGATATGGAGACTGGTTCCAGCACCAGTGATTGCTGTGACAACTCCAACAGTATTATAAACAAACAATGTATTTGCGATACCAAGAGCAAAGTTTCCTTGGACGTTATCCAAGATTAACTCGTTAGAGTCTCCAACTCCTTGAATAGATGCTTTAAATCCACTACCAAGACCTTGACTACCCAGAGGTGCAGTTACAACATCACCTTCTGCATATCCAAATCCACCATCGACAAGTTCAATACCAGCAACGACACCGTTTTGTACAACAACATTTGCAGTTGCGTTTTTACCAACTCCAGTTACATTTTGGAGAGAAATATTACTGTATGTAAGAGTTGATGTTGATGGTGTGTATCCAATACCTGCTGTGGTGACTGACAATGCAGTTGCAATACCAACCGCAGAGATATAATTGCCAGATGCACCAGTTGTTGGTTGAATAACTGTGTTTCCTGGTATCAGATTAGTATTACTTGCAATTGAAGTTGACAATCCAAGTCTAATATTTCTAGATTTGGTTGTTACAGGATTCTGAACCAATACTGGGACTTGTCCATTACCTCTAGCAAGATTTGGATTAAAGAATGAGATATCTCCAGTTGATACAAAATCTGCTCTATACAGAGTAAACTTCATATCATCAAAGATGCTTGGTTCCCAAGCACCAGCATTTTGTGACTTATACAACGCACCAATGGTTGGTTTTGTCGATACAAGAATCTGTGATGAAGTTGCAACAGATTGTGTCTTGATGTCTACTTCGCCAAGTCTAGATGTCCAAATTTGATACTCATTTGAATTTGAGAGTAAGACGATTGCATACTTCTTACCACCCTCCAGATATACTGGAGATTCAAAAATAAAACTTGTTGCAGTCGAAGCATCTGTGGATACATTTACAGATTCGCTATCAAGAGTTACCTCAGAGAATGGAAGAATGATATCTGATGGAGTCTCATACTCAGTGCTTCTAATCTGACAAGTTACAGGCAGTTGACTGTCCTTAGACTGGAAGAAGATATCGAGTCTTGTGAGATATACACCAGTTTTATCATCAACAGTAAATGTTTGTGCAAGAGGATCAAGATACTTGCCAGTGAATGATGAGATATCTGAGTCATTAAATAGTGACTTGTCAACCTTTCTAGCAAACTTAACTGCTGCTACGTCATCATATACAGACTGAATAGAACCAACAGATGAGTAAATCTCCTCAGAGACACTAGTAATAACTTGAGTTGAGGTGCTGTTGAGGTCACTATTAGTCAGTTTAAAGACCTTATCACCAGCAGTAAACTTGGGATTGACATCAATACTTGCATCTGGGATGTAGAATGATCCTATAACCGTTCCAGTTTCATCAGTAATCAATCTGACTTCTTGAACAATTGCCTCAGCACCACTGCTTTCTCCATAAAGTTTCATTCCCTGGTTGATAAATCCATAGTATTCACCTTGTGGTTCATTTGCCAAAGAGAAGATATCTACGTTGACAATGGTTGAGGTGGATGAATAATTTGATGGGATATTCAGAGTTGTTTCATATGGATTTTGTTCAAATGTTGTGCTTGGATCTAAATATGGACCAGTTTTATGATTTGATTTTGCTGCTCTAAAACTAATGTATGGATTAGCATCACTTGGTGATACGTTGTAATCAACACTTGGGAAGTACCCTTTAATGGTCTCGCCAACAATAAATGCACCACCAACCATATCAACTTCGATGAGTTTTGGTACAATGTACTGATTGACATCAACACCATCAAAGAATGCATACATCTGACTGTTTGGTTTGAGTCTCTTAGATACAAACTCTACATTCCTGGATCTAATTATTGGGATGATGTCTCCAGCACCCAACTCTGATGTCTCTACTGATACAGCAGATGCTTCAATATCAGATGTAATGGATTTGACTTCATCACCAACTTGATCCAATCCAATCCAGTCCTTGGTTCCCGATTGTGTAGTATCAGATCCATAGAATGTTGGATAAACCGAGTTTGCCTCAGCATCATCAAGGAGACCTAAATTCTCAGTCCATAATGTGTTCCAGGAATTCCAGATTGTTGGCAGGAATCCAATCTGTGAGTCAAATTGCTCTACCTTAGCGACAGTCTTAATTGATGCAGTGTAATCACCAGCAATCTGCAGATTCTCAGGTTCAACATTAACTTCATCGATCCAAACGTCAGATGATGGTCTCAGAGCAACAGTTCCTTCCCAGAAGTTGACTAAGTATGGAGTCAGTTTTTCTGTTCTGGTAGCAAATGTTTGTGACAACCACTCTTGAGTTGCATAGTCAAGAGTAATAACATCTCCAGTTTTTCTGATGTTTGATCCTTTAAGATCTGCAGCAAAGTTTAAATCAGCATATGGATCAGATGATTGTCCAAGTCCAATAACAGAACTTGATCCAAGCACCATATCAATCGCAGTTGTATAGTGTGATGGTCTAATCTCACCATTATTTGGATTGATGGAGTTCTTGACTCCGTTTCTCAGGTCTTGATTGGTGCTGTTTTTGAAACTATCAACAACAAATCCAGACTTAAACTTATTGACACCATTATTATCTGGGATTACAAGGTTTGAGGTCTCAGATTCTAATGCTGTCAGTTTTGTAAATTTCTCAAGAGTCTTGATTCTCTTTTCAAGACTTGAGATGTCACTCATAGTGAATCTCTTATACTTCTTCTGTTTGATAGAAGCATTATCAGTGTTATAGAGATATGGTGGCAAGAAGATCTCTGCTACTTCAATTGAGTCATCAATTGCAGCAGGTGGTGCTGGTTGTTCAGCAGGTGTTCCACTTACAACTTTGAATACGCCATTCTTATTGACATAAACCCTGTCAATTCTTGGCAGATAGAAATTGTAGTCAAGTAGAATTGACTCATCTGGAGCAAGGATATTTTTAGCACTGTTGCCATCCTGGGTAAAGGATCTTCCAGCAAACTCAAATGGTGAGGTAGAACCCTCAGTGAGTGAGTATGTGGAAACTCTTGGACGGATATCAATCATATCCGTATTTCTCAGATCCTTGTAGTAAGGAACCTGTTTAGAGTAATTAATTGTGCTGTAAGAATTGACGGTTGTAATATCGCCAGTGTCATTTACATCATAGAATGCATGTTGGAAGTAGACCTTAATCTTCTTCTTGGGAGAATCTTTACCAACAATACGTCTGATTCTTGCGTAGTCATAGAATGTATCTCTCTGACCATTATCCAATTGATAAGAATCTGTAATGTCTCTGCCGCCAGTGTTGATATCAGCAACAACTGCTTCGATACCAGACTCCTCAAAGGTAACTTTTTCTCCAACAGCAAATGACTTTCTATTGGATGCCACATACTCTACAGTGGTGTCATTTTTCTTCTCAACGTAGGTTCCTCTTGCATTGCTGACTGTTCCGATGATAGTCTCACCTAAGATGAGGTCTAATGTCGTCGCATTGGGTCCTGTAAGCGCCGTGAGCACTAATTGGGGGGCACTAGGGTCAGATGTATCATATGATTCAAATACGCCACGCAAGGAGAGTGCATCAGGCACATTCAATGATATCTCCTCATCCTGAACACGAGTGCCATATGGATAGTTGCCGTATACAAGACCATTATTAAGAGTGGTTGTTCCAACACCAGCAGAGACTTGAGTTGATTTCGCAACAATAATGCTGCTAGATCTTTGATTCTCTTTCTGTTTTGATACAACGTTAATCTTTCTCAGAGTTGTAACAAGACGTGCTGCTCCATTTTTGCTTACATTATTAATTGTCAATCGGGTATCACCAGCACCAAAGGTCAATATATCCCTTGTCAGTGGTTCAATAGTACCATCAACAAATGTCAGTGAGTATCTTTCCTCGTCAAATGGCAGGAAGGTTTCGTTGGTTCCTGCTGAGATTGTGTTTGTTGAGTTGTTAGTTACAGTAACATCATACTGCTTTCTGATTGTCAGATTTGATGATGAGAGATTAACATCAGAGATGTTTCTCCTTGGCATTGCTGTAAATAGAGTGTTATCTGAAGATGTTGTTGTTTTTGCGGAGATAAGGTCTAAGTTTGGAACATTGAGTGTTGTACTTGGCAAGGCACCATTACAGATTCCTGTAATAGTTGCAACTGGAGCAACAGTAACAACAGTAAATGCTCCCTGAGTATTAATTGTTCTAATCTCTGCATATGATGGCAGATATACAACATTTGAATTTTTGATATCAAATGCCTCAGTCGTATAGGAGATAAACTCTACAAGATCTCCTGCTTCTAATGCAGTCTCAAATGCAACAGTTTGTCCATCAACCGCAGTATAAAGAGTTGAATCAAAGAGGATTCCGTTTACATAAACATCTACAAAACCAATTGTATAAATGACACTAAAACTTTTTTGGTTGGCAATTGCTGTAAACTTACTGTCAGTAAAGAATCCTGATTCAAAAACAACAGTGTCTACAAGGTCTCCAACAAACAATGGATAATTGATTTCAAGTGATGTTCCACCTTGAACAATAGAGAAGTCAGTCTTATTATACTTAACTCCGTCCACAAATAAGTCTACATAATTATTTTTGGTGTCATAATTGATAGTTGCTTGATTCTCTGAGATTGATGTGGTAAAACCAGCGCCTCTATCAGTACCATATCCAATAATCTCAACTTTATCACCATTCTCTGCTCCTACTGAAATGTAGATTGAAGATGAACTAGAACCAACATATTCAATACCTTCTCTGAGTTTTACGCCGTTGTAAAATACATTAGTTTTACCAGCGACGAATGGACCTGCAAATCCAGTTTGAAGACCTACGGCAGTTACTGTGTTAATACCAGTAACAGTTCCTGCTGCATTTTCAATAATCTCTATAACATCTCCTGAGGATGTTGCATTGTTTAATGAAACACTAGTTCCATTTTTTGCTGTGTACTCAAGGTCTTTTAAGAGTTTAACACCATTGAGATAAACTTCTTCGTTTCCTGGAGTATATGCACTGGTGAATACAGTTTGTGGTACAGTTGTTGTTACTGTAGTCAAACCAACTTTTGTACCCTTAGTATATGGATCGAATTCTGCCTGCACTCCGTTTCCAAGTGCTGGAGAATCTAGGAGAATAAACTCATCTCCACTATAAACAGAGAACTGACTATCATCAATTTTAATACCATTGATGTACAGTTGTGTGTTTGCTATTTGAGAGGATGTAAGATTGGATGTAGTTGAGAATGGAACAACAGTTTGTCCAGCATAAGCAAGGACTTCTTGTCTATCTTTGATACCACCAATAAATCCATTTACCTCAAGTTCATCACCCTCATATGATGCAACATTAAGCATAATGCCAGTTGAACCTGTAGAGACGTACTCAGATTCTGATAAATGTATACCATTAAGATATACATCTTCAGCACCAGGAACGTGATCAACTAAAAATGCTCTTTGTCCGTTTGCAACGGATGATGTTGAGATTCCCTTAGTTGAAGAATTCTCAAGAATAAAGTTCTCAGAGTTATAGTAGGATAGAATATTTCCAGGTTTTAATAGATTGGCAAAAGTTAAATTTGGAAGAGTAACTACACTTGTGTTTTTTGCTACGTCTCTAAGAGAGACTGTTGCTTCACCCAAAGACAATTTTGTTGTCAGAGTTGTGTCTGCATTGAACGTGCCTGCTGCACCAACAAAACCATAGATGGATTTTACGTCTTCAAGACCATTTGCGGTAATAGCAATAGCGATTCTTCCATCATCTTTGCCGTTAATAACAAAACTTTCTCCAGCAGAAAAAGATCCCTTTGTATCATAGAGTTTGAGTGCCTTACTATTAGTGACAGTATCTTTAATAAATCCTGTTGCACCACTAGACTTACCTTTTACAAAGGTTGATTTTGATACATTGATTGGTTGACTTAAAGTGATATTTGTATATGTTTGAATATCATATAGTGAAATGTCCCACTCGTTTGCATCCAGATTAGTTGCATTGTATGAACCACTCTCTAATGCAAAGTCATAGACTCTTGCAAGACCAACTTCTTCTCCAGCAGCAATCTTGTCGATTGCTTTTCTTGAGTTTCTTAAACTTACAGTATATGATGTGTTGATACCCAATACTGGAGTTCCAGCAACGTTATTCAAGGATACCGATGGTCCAGTCAGATAGTTTAATCCTTGACTCTTATATTCTTTAGTTGTTCTTGGTTTTTCTACATCTAAGAATGTAGGTGCCTTAGTTTCAACTCTATATCCACGAATGTATGCTAAACCTGGAGATAATCTAAACAGAGCAAGATCATCTGAAGGAGTATTCCCTTCATAAGTTAGTTGATTTGCCTTGAATACTCCATTATTACCCTGATTATCATTTAATGAGTTCAAGGTAGAGAGTTTAAAGGGTCTTACATAGTAGTCACCAGACTCCTCGTAAGTTCTGGATGCAAGAGCATCGTTAAGTAAATTATATTGCGAATTATTAGGCGCAGTTCTTACTACACCGTCTTGTATGGTTGCAATCTCAACAAAGTTATCATCTTCAAAGTCTGATAGTGCTTTTTTGCTGAGAACTGCACTTATTTTAAACCTATCTGCACCTGGAGCAGTAAAGTTATTATATCCCTGTGAGTTGTCGTATAGTGTAGGATCTACATCTGCAGTAACATACTCCTCAACAACATCAAAACCAATCCTATAACTTGAAGTATTTGTATACTGATCAAGAATAATTGATTGAGTTTCTACATTAACAAAGGTTCCTCTCAGGAAGTATACTCCATTTTCAACTGAGAAAGATGAACCTGTTGATGTTGCACTGCCACTAATTGTAGTTGCAAATGTCTCATTCTCAATAAAGATGACATTTGACGTGCGAATCCCACCTTCGGTAAGCAAATCCTCACCATTGTTAAATGCTTGAGAAGCATTATTTGAGTTAGATGAGATGTAACTTACATATAAAGTTGTATTATTTCTGTCTGACTCTGACTGTAAAAGTACCTTTTCAACTCTAGCTCTGACACCAGACTGTGCGCCACGAATCGTCTGACCTACCAGAAAACTAGCATAAGATGACAGCGTAATCCCAGCAAAAGAGTTCTCCAACTCAACAGCAAAATATTGACTGTTATAAGTTGTCTGACCAGGAATGACCTTCGCGCCCTCTTTAAAGACGTGATTGCCAAACTGTTCAACCTGATTCTGAAGAATAGACTGTAAGGTAGTCAGTTCACGAGCTTGAACTGGATACCCTGGTTTAAACAGTACCTTGTAATAGTTTTTGTTAGGATCAAAGTCGTCAAAGTATGGAGCGACATTGAGATTAGTTTCCTGTGGCATCTGTCTTTATTAGAATTGCAAAATAACTTTGATATCTTCTTTTTGGTTAGTCGATCTGGTAATAGAAGGTCTATTATCGACATAAATTATGTTTCCAGAATATTTTTCAACCTCAGGTTGTGCCACACCGTTCACAAAAGACTGACCAAGATTATAAGTCCTATTATTTATTACCGTAGTAATACCGGAAAACCCAGTATCAATAAGCAGTCCTGTGCTTACTTCATTATTGAAGACAATCATAGAACCACCAACTCCAATACTACCAAATTCATTCAGTTGGAGTCCATAATCAGAGTCGATGTTTTGAGTACCATCGGTATTGAAACCTGCCATACTCTTGTCTTGCCAATACTTTAGGACACCTGTTGTGTTGTCGTAAGATATGACACGACCAACAGCAGTTGACGCTACGCCAACAGTCTGAGTAACAAACGAGTCTGCGGTTGGAGCAAAAGTTGTTGTTGCTGACCCAGTTAACCTGAGAGCATAAACACCACTTGCCTTATCTATATTCAAATTGGAAGATGAGTTATATGCTTTAGGATTCTCAACAATACCAACCCTCGCAATTTCATTACCTACAATAAAATCTGGATTCTCCAGGTCATTTTCAATCCTGGAGTAAATTAAAACATTTTTAGCACCCAACTCACGATAAATGTCAGCACCGTGACCTCCCTGAGGAGGCACAATGACATCAAACGTTGGAGTTGTGGAACCAGTTGGAACACTGCCTCCAACGAGGTCTACAATGCCGTAGGTGTATCTTGAACCACCTTTTGAAATATTAATTGACTCAACTTTAGAGTCATTGCCAACAATGATTGTTGCCTCACCACCTCTACCATCTCCCTTAATGGGAACTCTTGTATATGTTCTATTTGCGGTGCCAAGACCAACTCCTCTGTTAGTTACCGTGACAATTTTTAACTGTCCACTAGTCGCAGCATTTTCTCTAACTGCGGCATTCTCTGTATCATTTTCCCAATCTGATGGGACTGGAATAAAGTCAATAGAGTCAAATTTTACAATGTCAGCAGGGTTGACAGTATAAAGATATTTCCAAACGTATCCATCACCACTAGTTCCTGCTGCTCTAGGTTCTAAATCAGTAAAGTCTGGTTCGTCTAGTGATGGTCTTCCAGAGGTATTTTCTGGGTCAGTTCCATTTTGTAAGCAAATATAAATTTTAAATTTGCTATTCATTACATAATAATTTGCATCATATAAATGCGTTGCATTTGATGGCAATGACAGATTATCTCTATTGATATCCTGTCGGTACATATCATAAGTTGTACCAGAGGACCAATCAATTTTTCCAACAACTCTTCTTACATCATTTGATGTAACTTTTTTAAGAGCAATTATAGTGTCCCAAGTGCCATCCTCATCTTGAAAACTGTCCTTTGGGGAAGGAGGACTAGTGTTCCAAGTAGGACTAAGTTCGGTTGCGTTTGGTAGACCAACAAAAGAATAATAAGAATTTGCCGTAGATGCTACGGATGTCACAAAGTTTTTTGCGCTTAGTATCCTAAATTGATCAGTTATAATTGCCGACATTTTCTATGGGACGTTTTTTACTTATTTAGACTATGTAGTTTTTATTCTCTAGAGGGAGAACTCTTCTAACGAATGCGGAGGTTTCAATTCCAGTCACTCCATTTTCTCCATAGAAATTAAACTCACGTCCAGATGACCGGTCAGTTGTATCAATTTTACCCCAACTGTAAGTTCCAAGAACTGAGTCATAGATGCCATCGATGTTGTTTTCACTGATCTTACAATAAACTCGTCTAACAGTTGTTGTAATACCCGCGACTATAGTATCTACAGCACCAGTTCTTGCTGCTTGATAAACACCATCGCTGTGATGAGTTACGATGCCAATTACTGAGTTATCAATTCTAAGAGTATTGTAATTACTTGTGGTAACTCCAACTCCAGTTCCATAAACTGTAAAGTAGTCTCCACCAATAATTTGACTGATAGTAACTGCTGTACCAACGATGGTAGTATTTCTCATATAAGAATCAGGTGGAATATGAAGGTCAAACATAATTTCACCAGGATTTACATCCGAGGTTGATATTCCAATAATTTCACCAAAATCACCAGTGTAACTGACATTAGTGATTGTTTCTACAACTGCTTGTGGATGAGCAATCAATACATTTGGTGCCTGCGTATATCCAGTTCCTGCGTTAGTGATGGACAGTGAACCAACAGTTGCTCCAGTTAAAGTTGCTGTAGCAGTCGCAGTTGTGCCAGTAGATACAGGACTTTCGATCGAGACTACAGGTGCCATAGTATAACCAACACCAGCATTTGTGACAGTCAATCCATTTACAAATCCACTGCTATCAATGGTAGCAGTTGCTATAGCACTTTCCTGCGTATCCAAAGTCATTATTTGGATATCAGTTCTGGTCTTTGGTGGAGTTGGGTTCTCATTTTGTGAGTCAAAGAATGTTCTTGCGTTCAAGACATAGATTGATTGGTCATTTGGTGCAACAGGTTGAATAACGTTTGTTGCAGGGAAGATAGTTGCCTCATACTCCTCACGAGACTTGTCAACACTTTGACCATTGATAGTGATGTCTTGTCTCTGCTTACACCAGATGACTGGTCTAAGTTCTCTAGTTGTAATAATACCGGGACCATTATATGTGTTTGTTTCTACAACATCAACAGATGAGATGTCAAATACAGTTCTTGCCTTTTCGCGTTCCAGTGGATTGTCACTGGTCAGTGTCAATTTGTCACCAACTTTAACTGTCTCAAGGATGTCTTTTTCTATAACGTCAACGGTTTCATTGCCACGATAGAAGATAATTGTACATTCGTCATCAGATTGTGGTGGTTCTGTAAACACAATCGTGCTTCCACCAGCAAACTCATATGCTTCACCTGGGACCTGTAAGACATTATCAATAAAGACGAGCAGAGTCTGATCAAGATCAACACCTTCAAATCCAATAATTGATTGTCTTATACCATCAATTGCGAGAGGGAATTCACTATCAAATCCATTAAACTTGTCTTCAATCTTATCAAAGACTACCAGATTACCAAGAGTCCATCCACTAAACTGCTGAGAGTAAGTATCAATGACATTAATCTCAAATTGATCGAATGTCTTGCTGGTATTCAGAGGAACACCCATTGTTCCACCAACAGCAACTGTGAGGCGATCTCCAAATGTGTAACCAAGACCACTGTTGACGATGATGCCATCAATGACACTAGATCCTTGGCCAACAACAATACTTGCGACTGCGCCAGTACCGATGCCACTAGTTCCACTTACATAATCCAGTGCCAGATTCTCATATGAGAATGGTGCGTCAAATACAACCTCTGGTGGATTGGATGAGGTATATCCAGATCCTGGATTTGTGATTTGTACACTAACGACGTTTCCATTCAAGACGGATGCGATACCTACAGGAGTCAGGGTTGAGAGACCTACAGTAGACGTAGCAAGGGATACATTTACTGTCTGTAGACCAGATCTATATCCAGACCCAGTAAGACCGATTGCGATCGATCCAATAGTGCCTGTAGCGGTTACAACTGCTGTACCACCTGCTGCGACTAATGCTTGATATCCATTACCATAAGTAGAACCTATCGATGTAATCTCACCTCCGATTGGTGATCCATTAAAGAAGATTGATGTAATACCAACAGTCTCCTCCATATACTGATTTTGTATGATTGATTGAGCACTGAATTTTGTTGGCGACTGGAAGATACCATCCAACAATACAATGCCGTTATTTGTAGAGATTCCAGTCAGGGATGATGCAGTTCCAGTAGACAGAGTAAACTCTGTTCCAAGTCCAGTAAATTGTGGAGTAAGATCATTCAAGACATAATTATCGTGATATGTATCAACATTTCCATTTGGAGATCCACTCTTCATAAAGGATCTCCCACTAAAGGTTGATCTTGTAGTAATACCAACCCAATACCTATCATCAGGTTCATTTGATGAAGTTCCAATTGGATCTTTTCCATAAGGAGCAGATACAAAGTTAACAGTATTGCCAACAATGTTGTAGTTACCAACAACCTTTTCAATGACAGCATTTGTTATATGAGTAGAGATTGTAGTTCCCATCCACGCTCTTCTTACTCCAACCTTCTTAGTTGTCTCATTAACAGTGTCGATGAACATAATCTCATCATCAATCTGCACCAAATCCCCCGCCTTGTAATCATCAATAATGCTAAAGTTGATAATATCATCAAATGTACTTACAGATGTAGAGGTTGTAGTTGCGGGGATTGTTTTTACAATAGGTGATTGAATAATATTGTCAATCGCCATGACAACTCTTTGATTTTGTTTTGTAGATACCAATCTGTGTGATACACCAATACCCGTTGATGCAAACTCAATTGGTCTTGAGGGAATCGCAAGTGCATCAGATGCTGCTACAGCAACCTTAACAGTCTTATCATCGATTTTAATGATATAAAGATTCTCTGGGAGGATATCGGTTGTACCAACTCCAGGGATATTTGTGGTAACAATTCCAATCGGTTTAAATGCACCAAAGGTAGGTAATGCAGTAGGCAATGAGTAATTAACCTTCTCACCAGTTACAAAGAAGTGCTCTGCAAGGGTTATTGAATTTGCGGTTACGTTAACAACACCATTATCAACTGGTGCTGCTGCTCTTGGATCAGTGGTTGGAGCAAAGTATCTGTGGAAAATATCTTTAGTCTTGTGCTTCAACTCAAATGCACGAGTAATATCAAGTTCTGTTCCAATATAATCACCAAATCCACTATTGATTGATCCATTACTAAATCCAATACCAGTGTCGTCGTTAAAGTTATCAACTAAACGCATTGAGTGCTGATAGACCTTAACATCTACATCAATATTTGCATTTGGTGTGTAGAGGATCTTGACTGTTGTGTCAGTGCAAGCAATACCAACTGTTCCAAGACCAGAGTTGGTCATTACATTACCAAACTCAGATGTAAACTGATCTAGATCATCCTGGACTGCCATTAACTCAAAGATCTCTTGCTCATCATTAGTAGAGTCTGTTACACCAACAAGTAGATAACCACCATTAAAATTATCTGATGACCATCCTGCAATTCTAGTAGCAGATGGAGTAGCAGATGCTGAGATGTTGGTTCTGAGTGTCTCAACAGTGTTGGTATTGAATGTCATTGACCCAATACCAGTTGCCTCAGTGATTCCAAGTCCAATAGTTAGTGCGTTTACAGTTCCTGCAATGCCTGCGTGTGGATAGAAATTGAGGATCATTCTCTCACTATTGAATCTAATATTCTTAAATCCATAAGTGTCAAAGTCATTACCACTATTTGCATTCTGTTGGAATCTAAACAGTGTTGATGAGGTTTTTGCTGCGTCTGGAATGAGTTTTGTATGAGTGGACAAACTACCCGCACCATTGTAAGGAACAATGATTCCAGAGTTTATATAATTCAATCCACCATCAATACTGTATCTCAAACTAATACCGTCTGATACTTCAGGTGCCTCACCACCATTGCTATCATTACCAACAATAGCAAAGACATTGACATCATCAAATACTCTTGCGTCTACAGGTCCAATAGTCAGTTGTCTTTGCCCATCTCCAGTAAGGCGAGTATGGTCTCCAATGTTAAATCCACCAAAAGGACCAGATCCACTACCACCAGTTGTAGTGATAATGCCTGAGAAGTTGGCATACGTTGATGTATTAATAGTTACCGCAACCTTGTTTGGTATAGTTGCATCATAAGTTCCAAGTCCCACAGTAGATGTGGCAATCAGATTGAGATCAGTCAGGTTACCATACTCAGAGATTGCAACATCTCTTGCTTTGTCCCTCAGGAGAGTGATTTCATCATATTGGTGGAAGTTATCTGTAGATGATGCTGACACGAGGATCTTTGCACCACTGTACGTCTTAGCAATACTTACGACAGGGAATGTTGAAAGACCCACTGTGATTGGAGTCTGTGATGTATAGACATCAGCAACAGATCCTACAATCGTGCTGCCAATACCAGCAATAACATCATTATTATTGTATGATGTCAAACTAATATCGTAATTGTTAATAGTAGACTTAACTGGGAAGAATCTAAGTTCCCCCTGTCTACCAACGATTGCAAAGTCAAATGATCCCAAATCACTTACAGATTCAACACGACCATACTGATTCAAGAATCCTTGAATCTCATTTTGAAGGACAGTGACCATCATCAACTGTCTTTCATTTGTAAAACGCCTATCTTTGACGTATGTAATATATTTTTTAGATCTATCAGTGAGAGGATATGTATCAACTTTAGAGAAGTCATCCACTCTCTGATTACTATTAAATTGATCGCCAACATCATCGATGCTGAGAACTATATTACCAATAGACTCAAAGTAATTTTGAATTAGTTGACTATTAAAGATGATCTCATCTGATGAGATAACTCCATTGATAAACAAATTATTCTCTGATGCGAGATCCCAATCATACAGACAATATGTATCAACTTTGCTAATAACATCAACAACAGATGAAACATCGCCACCGTCCTGATCAGTATTAATGCCAGTATTAGTTTGATCTCTGCTGACCATCAACAGGTTGCTAAACTTCTTCCAACCTGCTGGATGATTGAGACTTTGTACTGGTTCATCCCAATTCTCAAGAGATACCTCAGACTTCAACTCATAAGAGAAGTACTGATAGTAATCACTATCCTCAACTCTTGAGAGATCGTTATT